TTGGGTGTATTGTCTGGGTTAACCAGCTTAGCTAGGCCGTAGGCATCCAGTGGAGACTGCGCTGCTGGCGTACCAGTAAGCATCCAGAGACCCTTAGCTGCGGCGACTACGTCACGCAGCACCTTCCAACGGGTAGTCATAGGGTTCTTGTAGGCGTTGGCTTCGTCCACCACGATCAGGTCGAAGCCGCCCTTGATAATCTCGTCCTTGACCACGGCAAGCCCGTCGAAGTTGATAACGACGAACTCCGAGCCAGCCGCGATGATCTTCTTGCGCTGCTTGGCATCCCCGTGGGCTACCGAACAACTGCGGTGCATGGCGAACTTGAACATATCCTGCTGCCATGCCGACTTCATGATGGACAGGGGGCAGATGACTAGCACCCGCTTGATCTTGCCCAGCTTCATTAGGTAGTCGGCGGACCAGATAACAGATGCAGTCTTACCCGTGCCCTGCTCGTTGAAGCAGAACGCCTTGCGGCGGCGGGACAAAAAGTCAGACGTTTCCTTCTGGTGGGCAAATGGTTTGAACTTGCCCGTCCACGTGTAGTCGGTGAGTATGGTCATTATTTCTTCTTCGGCCTGTTAGTCTTAACTGTGTGGTCGGGGTTACGGGCGAACGAACGGTTGTTGTGGGCAGTCTGCACCCGCAGGCCGGTCTTGTTAGTGCCGCCCTTGGATAGGGGGGTGACGTGATCCACATCTTTGCCGTCGCCCTTATGCACCTTGCCAGCCTTCATCATTATGCGGCGGGCGGCGTTACGGACAGCCCGTTTTTTCTTAACTTTTTCGGTACCGTCGTACTGTTCGTATTCTTTCTTGTACGGACGGGGTTTGTTTACGTATGGCATCATCTTCTCCTGTAATGTTCACAACTAGTTACGGGGCACCAGCCGCATAGCGGGCCAGTTACGGCGTTCCAAACCCCCGTCTGGTGGGCGCTAGCTAGGCGCTCCAGCTCAGGGTTAAACGTATTAATGTAAGTGTCCCGCTGTGCAGCGTCGTGGGTTGTCTTAACAAACTCGTTACTGACAACGAACGCTAGCGCCGACTTGATCCGCTGAAGCTGTGGGAAGTGCAGGAACGCAGCGCCAGCCAGTAAGTCTAGCTGCTTAGTGTCTGCGTACTTGGCGCTCTTGCTGGTCTTATAGTCAGCCAGCCATCCCCTACCCCGGTTTATAATGAGCAGGTCGGCAACGCCGCGCCACCACACGTCCCTGTCAAAGAACCCGCAGGGCTCGTAGCCAGCGTCCGTCTTCTTGACACCCAGCTTGAGCTCCGTGTGCTTCTCGCCCGGGATATTGCTAAAGGCAGATACAACAGGCTCGACAAATTTAAACTTAGTAGGGATGGGCGTACCGTCGCGCACGTATTCTTCAGCCGCCTTGTGTACTTCCTGTCCATAGAGCGTAGCAGGGCTACCTTGATCCCTAACGTCCTTGGCTACCTTGAGGTGGTAGTACTTCTTCGGACATTGGTCGAAGGTCTTAATACTACTGTAGGACCACGTAATCATGTGTTTAACAACCAATTTCCAACAATAATAATCGTGGCCCAAAAGCCAAGGCTAAGTAATATCAATACCAAGCAACCCACAATACCTAGCGATTGCACCAACCCATCGTTATGTCTTAGTTTTTTGTCCATCTTGGTTGTATCCTAGAACAGCGCTAACCAGCCGAGTTCCCCATATACGAACCATAGAAGACCGGGACATCCCACGCTGTGCGCTGTATCGCATAAGACCGATGCTGTCCGTATGGTGTTTCATATAACGCTCTTCGTCTAGGCGGCGGGCCCAGTCCTGTACGGCCTGCATATCCTTTATGTCACGATCCTCGTTTGCCCGTTTGTATTTCCAAGTTTTTAGGTCTCTCATGTAGTTAAGGTAGTTCATGGGCGTATCGCTATTACTTTGCTAGGTGTTTCAATTCGTTCCCCAGCGGGTTGATAAGGCCAACCGTGGGATGCTTTAGGCGAGGGATCAGGATACCGCAAAGCCCACACGTTTTCCACATATTGCTCTTCGGAACCCGCCATACTCCGCAGGTTGCTCAGTACGTCTCTAGCTGTTTCTAACATCACTATCCTCCTGACATTCGCGTAGCACCGCAGCGTAGCCCGCGATATCAACTGCTGAATCCTCGTGGCCCGGTGTTTGAACAAGTCTAGCCAGTTTAACGGCTACCATGCAGCAAGCAACTTGGACTGGGGTGACGGGCATTCCAAGACAAACGGCCCAAAGGGCCGCAATCCTATCCATGTTCTGGCTCATGGGGCCATACGTCCGCCCCCGTTCCTTGATGACTTGGCTGGCTTTGAGCAGCATGTCCGATCCGATTGTCATTTCACCTTCCCCCGGTACTTTAGCGAACCAGCCTCGTTGTACGCCATACGGCGGTGCTCTTCGCAGTACGGGTACTTCTCTGTTTTCTTCTTGTCACAGTACATAAACCTATCCGTGTAGGGATCACCCAAGGGCCAGCGGCAGCTGTCTGCCTTAAGCGCCATAGTGGCGGTGCACGCATCACCTATAGGGACAGTCTCGTTCACAACAGGTCTAAGCGGTATTGCCTTAGGCCGCGACCTAGTTTTTTGCGGACTTTTTAACTTCGGTTCCGCAGCAGGGCGAACAGGCTTAACCTTTTGTATCTTCTGCTTAACCGGTGCCCGCGCTTGTTCCCCCCGGGGCGATAGCTTCAACCTGTGGGTCTTACCGATAACTGCGTTCCTAGTCGCTCCAAGCTTGTCGCCAATACTCTGCGCGGTTCGCCCTTCGGCCCAGTATTTTACAAGGAGTTTCTCTTTGTCCGGTGTCCAAAACGATGTCATCTGTTATATTTCGCCTTCTTACGTTCGTGAAATCTCTCGTGGCATTGGCGGCACAAGGCTACCAGTTCAAATAGAAACTCTTGGCCTACGTTGTCGTAGTGCATGTGATGTGCTTCCTCTGATGGGCGCTTCCTACAACCTTGGCACAGCTTGCTTCTCTCCCGAACCATCCGAGACTTCTCCCGCCACTCTGGTGTCCTTAGGTATACGTTGTAATCTTTGAACCATTCTATACGCTGCTGCTCCCGTGTTTTTTTGTAATACTCATCCAGTGATGCGTACCAAACAGGGGCTAGCTTTTCGTTCCACAGCGGTATGTTCTGGATAGACCCGTGATACCGTAGTGCACTATCAGTGTTTTGTTTACCGTGGTGTCTGCCGCATATAGAACACTGGCCGACAATATTATTTTTACCGTTAGAAGTTGGTTTGTTTACGAAATCAACATTGCACTGATGTTTCGGGTCATACTGCATTACTTTAAGTTCCCACCAGACTTCACGATATCCCCGCCGTACACGTACGTACCCACGTGCTGCAACTGGAGGAACGGGTTGGCGTGGATTTTACCGCCGTGCTTCCTGAACAGTTCGCAGAAGTGGTAGTCCTCAGACAGCAGTGCGCCGCCTTCGTCGATACTGGTAGCGAAGAACTCGTGGATCAGCGGCTTGGCGTACACACCGTTCTCGTCCTTGAAGGAGGCTACGCGGTACGTAGGCACATGGGGCTTCAAATGTTCGAATACCCCCCGCTTGATTAGCATGAAGCCAGTACCGGCGTGACGCACCTCGATCATGCCGTCGGAGTCGGTCTCTGCGTGGCCTGTGCCGATCATGTTGAACACGAAAGACCCAGCGTAGTCCTGTAAGCCCTCCTTGCCATCCTTCGCGGCCTTTTCTACCCGTGCCCAGTCCACTTCCTTCTTGGGGTAGATACCGCAGGCAACGTCCCGATCAGCAGCGAACAGAGTAAGCACAGCCTCGGCGGTGAACCCAACGTCTGCGTCGATAAACATAAGGTAGTCGTGGCCGCGCTCCAGAAACGTGTTAGCCAGATCGTTACGCGCCCGGGTAATCAGGCTCTCGTTCATCATCTGCGCCCAGTACACCTTCACACCCATGTCACGCAGCTTGGACACAGCGGCGAGCAGGCCGCTTACGTAGTGCCCAGTACACATACCGCCGTACATCGGCGTGGCGATCATAATGCTAGGCTTCTTCTCGGGGTCTTTGACGGTTACTTTGATTTCGTCGGTCATTATATTTTTTCCACGTTTTCAAATTTATCTACGTTTATCAAGACCACGGGCTCTACGTCTTTCGGATCACCGCGATCATACCTGCCACCCGTAGAAACTAGGTGCTCAACAGGCAGGATCACGCATCCTAGAAAATCCGACCACTGGACTAACAGGATGGGAGTGAAGCCTTTACTGGCCCACTCACCCAGCGAAGTATATTTATCCAGACTAAACATGTAAGTACTGTACGCTTTACGTTTGTTATTGCGCGTTTTTACGCGGACAATCGCCCTACCCCGCTTATTATGCGCCAACATGAAGTCCGCATGAGCGTCAAGAGGAAGCTTAATCGCATCGCACTTAATATGTTTGCACAGCTTGTCCACCGCTACCTGCGCGTTGAGTATGTCTTGTCCGGTTTGGTAGAAAGGACGAGGGCTCGTTGTGGTCACTTTTCTTTCCTCACTATGTACTGGTAGCCCATGTGCACGGGCTTCAGTTGCTCTGCGAATATGTTAACGAAGGCATCAACAGCCAGCTTGGGTCTGTGCAGCACGTCGCGTTGTTCGCCCCATAGGTAGTCATCGAATACCATGACGCCTTTGTCCTTGAGCATCGGCCAAGCTACGCAAGCATCGGTAAGCACGTCAGGCGCGGTATGCGAAGCATCTACATAGATGAAGTCGAACTGCGGTCCACCGGCTAGCTTGGTAACTGCCTCGTAGGAAGTCATCTTGAACTTAAGCACCGCCCGTTCGGAGTGCTGCTCGCCTAGCAGGCGTAGATTATGGTCGTAGTTATTTTCGGCGTCTGACATCGCCAGTCCCATTTTAACGTGCTCCTCTG